GCATGGGGCCACCAGGACCGTAGCCCAGCTCAGCGGCATACAGTCGGTGAAGGGGATAGCCGACGGCATCATTGGGGTGGTCGTAACCGGTCTTCTTATCCGGTTCACCTTGTTCGTTGTAGCCCTGGCGCTCTAGCGCCTCAATTAGCCGTGGGCAGTCTTCGGTGATATAGAACCGCGTCTCGCCCTTGGCATTTAGCAGTAGAGCCTGCACCACGTTGACCCGATCACGTACCGGGGGATTGGCATCAGGTGCGTAGTTGATGAAGCCGTAAGACTTCAGGATCCCGATGTCGGAGAGGCTGGCGTTGGTGCTGCGGTTGGCGCCGCTCGCATCGGGATAAGCCCAGATCGCACGCTCAGGAAACCGCTCGCGGATCTTGCGGCACATGTCGTCGGTGTCATGGGCGCCCATGATCTCGGCGAAGGCATGAACGATCCGGCCACGCACTACCAGTAGGACGGCGGACATATTGCCCACGTTGAAGTCAATGCCAACCAAAATCTGATCGGTGTCCCGCAGCCCATCGGGCAGGGGCTTGACGTGATGATCACGACTGAATCGGTCGTATACCTGACCAGTCTTCAGGTTGACGTAGATGCCATCCATGTAGGCCACAAGCATTGGCCCGGTGTAGCGGGTGCGCAGGTTGTCCAAGTAGGCGTCAGGCAAGTGCGGGTTGTCCTGAGTGCGCATCCTGATCAGCCGCTTGCCAGGATCGCCCTGGGCTTCCACGGTGCCAAACGTCTTGTAATGCCAGACGAATCCTTCGGGAGTTGACAGGGAAACAATCTGGCTGACATGACCGACCCGGATCCGGCCAAGGATCTTTTCGTAGCCCCGTGCGGCGATGTACTCCTGCACGGTGTCAACCTCGTCAATCAGCGCCCATGCCCAGTCAGGACCGACGATGCGTTTGTAGTTCTCAAAGCTGCGGGCAACTACGGGCGTATCACCTTCGGGCAGGTGGAGGACGTGCTCGGGCAGGGGTGTGGCGCGGAAGGTGTAGGGGATGCCGTAATGATCCAGGAAGTCGTCAAACTTCCTGATCCAGATGTCCCGCAACATCGGCCCCGTGGGCTCCAACACGCAGCCGATGAAGCCCTGGTTGAGCACGGCGAGTTGAAAGGCTTTAGCGCAGGCTCCAAGGGTCTTCCCTGCCCCGTAGCCAGCGGCCACGCCGATCTCACGGGTGGTGGTGTCGTCAAATAGCTCAACCTGCCCACCATGGAGGTCGTCACGGATGCGGGCGAGGGTGGCGGGAATGTCTAGGCGGGTGTGTGCTGCTTCGGTGCGCTCCAATTCCAGCACCGCGAGGCGTGCGGCGGCAGTGGGGGCGCGGACGATCACGCGGCCACCCCAATCCGCCGCAGCTTGTCGCGCTGGCCAAGGCGCCAAACCGCCAAGCATGACCGATGCGGTTGGGTAGCTTTCTCGCGCTTTGCCTTTAACGCGACCCGTTTGGCGATGCGTTTAGCTTCACGTTTTGCCTTGTCTTCGGCGCGTCGGAACTCCCGTAACTGGTCAAATAAATCTAAATGAGCGTGGTAAAGCCGCTTTCCATGCGTATCCTTCTCGCCAAAATATTTTTCAAAATATTCTTCATAGCAACGCATGGGTTGTTTGCAGCCATACCAAGTCGTCGCCATTTCCCTCCCTAATGCGGACCCTCGGAAAGCATCAAACCCCTGATCAAACACCAGCGAAACCACTACGGCCTGTATCTGGTAGGACCAGCGATGAAAGTATGGCAATAGATCGTCCAGTTTTTTGGCAATTGACTGCAGGTCATCCGATAGCAGCTCAAGCGCCTTGTCTTTTGTGATTACCTGCCCTGCCTCAACATCCATCCCGTAATGGCGGTAACCAATGCACCAAGGACCATCCGGTGTGCCGACCCTTTCAAATGCGTCCCGCGAAATGTAAAAGGGGGCGTCCGCGCCTGCACTTTCATAGTATTCACTCCAGGGAAGATGGGCGTCTTCTCTAAACGTGTAAAACCCGGTGACAATCTTGACCACGGGCTCAAGCCATGGCGGCTGTGTTGCGGGCGTCACGCTGCCGGCCCCACTCGATGCACGGCCCAGTAGGCGGCCTGCCCTGGGTGGTGGCTGGCATCAATCAATTGGGCACCCAAAAGGTCCGCCATCCGACGGCTTGCCTCAAACTGCGGACAGCCCCAGCGGGTTGTCAATTCAGACATGGCGACATGTGGTGTCAGGCCGGCAGCGATACGCGGGGCCAGCCAGGCGGCAAGGTCAAGGCAATCGAGCAGGGTGTTGGAGGGCACCCACGGGCGGCGGGCCAGGACGGTGCGCACCAGGTCGGGGGTCATGCACGCCCCCAAAACGTACGGACCATGGCGCGGCGACAGGCCATCGTCACAGCAGCCTCACCGTGTTCTGCCGCGATGCGGGTCCATCCCTGCTGGCCGGCCATGACGGCAAACCCCCGGCTCACGCGAAACAGGAATTCCCACCCTTCCCCCTCGATGCGGTCGGCCGCTTGCCCGCCGCGGCGCCGAATCGACTCGGCCAGGGAGACATCCAGCCATAGAGTGAGATCGGCCTGCAGACCGCCTGTGGCCAGGCTTTCCAGCGTGTCAATCAGAGCCAGGGGCAAACCCCTGCCATAACCTTGATACGCGGCCGTCGATCCGGTGAACCGATCGCACAGCACCCAATCCCCCCGCTCCAGCGCGGGCCAGAGGACGGTTTCGACATGCTGGGCACGGTCGGCTGCATAGAGCAGCAGCTCTGCACGGGGCACCGGGGCAGTTCCGTCGGGAGGGTGCAGCAGCAGCTCCCGCAGGGCCTGGCCCAGGGCGGTTCCCCCAGGCTCTCGACTCACGATCACGCGAGCACCAGGGGGCAGCAGGCCACTGCCAGGTAGCCATTGGCGCAGGGCCTCCAGCTGGGTGGTCTTGCCGCAGCCGTCGATCCCCTCCAGAACGATGAACCGGCCACGGGATGGGGTTGGGTTGGTCATCATTCCCCCTCCACAGATTGCGGCAGTGGCTCCATATAAATGTCAGGCAGCCATTTCCAATCGTGATCAATCAAGACGTTTCTTCCTGCCACTTCCCGCAAGGTGCCATTTGCGGCCCATGCACTGCCCCAACGGAGTGGCCACCACCTAACCACTTGCCCGATGAACTTACGGGCTTGCGCAGCTTTTGCGATCCGGTTTGCGTGATCGTTCATCCTTCCCCTTGAACCTCAGGTGTTTCCAGCCCACGGGCATTGATCTGCAGCATCACCCGGCGCTCATCCTCCGACGTCAGGCCAGCGGCGGCAATGGCATCAACCACGGCGGCGACGGTCTTGCGTTCGGTGCGACGTTCAGCGGCGGCATCGCTGAAGTGATCGCGCAGCCTGGGGTGATGGGTCAGTAGCCAGGTTGCCGCCCAGGCATTTGGCGAGATTCCATTGGCTGGATCTCCGGCGGCTGCAGCCTGCAATCCTGACAGAAGGTTTTTACATTTTTCAGCATCTGCCAGAAAGATGGCTTCCCGAAACTTGTATTCAAGGCTGTCTTCACCCTTGGCGTCTGCATTTTTTATCCAGTTGCTGACGGTTGAACGGCCAACCCCAAGTCGGTCAGCGATCAATGCAACAGGAAAGCCGTGCTCCGCTTCCAATCGTGCGGCCTTCACCAGTTCGGCGGTGAGTTTGGATGGACGACCGCCGACTGACACAGGTTCTGGTGATGGCGAATAGTGACCGGGGAGAGAGTTGCCCCTCCCCCCACAGCCATATCATAAGCCATTGCTGCGGATTGAGAAGGGCAGCAGGCCGTCAGACCCTCGCCAATGTCACGCCAGCCGCCTGCTTTTGGTACTTGCCCTCGCCGTAAGCGTTGTCACATGGCAGGCCCTCAAAAAACAGCGCCTGGCAGATGCCCTCGTTGGCATAAATGCGGCAGTCAGCCCCGGATGAGTTGCTGATTTCCAGGGTCAGGTAACCTTCCCAGCCAGCTTCGCCAGGGGTGAGGTTGACGATGATCCCACAGCGGGCGTAGGTGCTCTTGCCGATGAACTGGGCGGTGACGTTGGGCGGGAGCTTGAGGTAGGGGATTACTGCCCCAAGGCTGTAGGTGTGGCCGGGGAGGATGAAATAGTCGCCAACCTGCTCATCGTGGTACAGGTCTGCGTGAGCCAGGCAGCGGTCGTCAAAGTTCTTGGGGTCAACGATCAAGCCAGGGACGTGCCGGAAGATGCGGAAGTCCTTAGGCGAGAGCGTGAGATCGTAGCCGTAGGAGCTGGTGCCGTAGCTGATGACCGGGCGCCTGTAGGTGTCCCACGGGGCGCCAGGAAAATGCGCCTCCACCTGCCGGATCTTCCCCGGTTCAAACGGGCTGATCATGCCCTGCTCCGCAAGCTGGCGGATGCGCCAATCAGGAATGGGGCCGGCTGGGCTGGGAATGTGGATCGGGCCGTGGCTTGGCAGTAGGGTTTCTTGCTGCTCGGGTGT